AGGCGACTCCGTCCCGTCATCCGTCGCGACGAGGTACGGCTCGGAATCCTCTTGCTCCATGATGAAGCCAGGAGGAAGGTTCACCGACGAGATACCGGCTGGAAGACCAACCGGCTGGACAGAGAAGAGGAAGAACGGGATGAAGGGGTTCGCCTCCGCCTGGATGCGGGCAAGGTTCAGCTCATCCACCACCGTCGGGCGGATGTTCTGAGCCGTCCGCCGGCCGAGGCGAGACATGAGGAGAGAGACAAAGTCCTGATTCGTCGTCAAAGGCACGGTTATCTCCTCGCGAGGGCTCGATCGAGTTTATCTTCCATTCGATCAAGCCGGTCATCGACGCTGTTAAGCCGTGTCTCCACCCCCATCAAGCGAGCCGATGCCCCAGTCCGACCATCGATGCTCTGGGCAGAGAGAAGTTGGATAGCTTGTTCGATCTTGTCGATGCGGACTTCTTGGTGCTTGGTCCGCTCGACTTGCTGCCCCCAGGAGATGCCCACTACGCAGAGGGTGATAGCATCCACGCCAAACATGGCCCAGAGAGGAAGCTTGTTGGAATCCGAGGCAGGAGACATTAAGAGACAGCTCCGAGAGAAGGACGAATCACAAGGGTGTGTTCTTCTTTTCCGAGGAGCTCGCGAATCTTCTCCATCGCGTAGCGAGAATCGCTTACCCCACGGTGGACGAGGCCGGTCTTGCTCGACCGGATAAGGCCCCGCTGAACTCCCGGAGCAATACAGCCCCTGAGTTCGTGCGGGAAGTTAGCTGCGTGAATGAGGATGAGACTCCGTCCCACGACGCCGGGAGGAATGTCCTCATCCCGGTGCCAGACCTTGAGCGCCGGGTTGCGGAGGATGAAGGCCTCTTCCCCCGACGGCCGGCGGAAGGGAAGAAGTTGATACCTCCCATCCGGGACGCAAGAGAGCCCCTTCTGGTTATCCCGCCACGGAAGCTCGATCGTGGCGAAGGGGGGCTCCCCTGGGATCTCGAGCCGACCTTCAGTCTCGGTCGGGGAGTAGGAGAAGCGAGAGAGGGTAATAATCACAGCCGATTATTCCTGTTCAATCCATCCCGTTAAAACAGACCAACTGGCTCGAAGTCCAGCTCGTAAGAGACGAGTATCCAGGGATTGATCGCCGTAGACTCGAGTCTGATGCAAACGAAGCGACCAGTGAGGAGTACGTCGATGTACTCACTTTCTCCGATCTCGTAAGTATAAGGCCCTTCCCAAGTCGGGAAATCGGTCTGGGACTTCTCTTGCACCCCCAGGTACACCTGAATCTGATCTCCGGGAGTCCCGTCGATCATCAGCCAGATGCCCCGAAGGAGCTTGAAGGTCGCCAGATCAATCCCCCGACCGGAAAGGGGAATCCCCACCCGCTCAAGGCGAACGGCTGGGGAGTCGGCGGCAACGGCCTGAGGCGAGTCGAACTGGTAGAACTTCTGCGCAGAAGCACCCGTGAAGCCAATCGCGACCGGATAGGCTTCACCCGGATTGGCCGGCCGGCCAGACCAGGTTAGACTCGACTCATATGACCATTCGTCCGCCATCGCTTACTCCACTGCGTGAGCCGCAACGTCGACCGTAGTCGAGGTACCGCAGGTGAGCCGCAGGGAAACTTCCCGGAGCCCCTCGCAGTTGACCACGAAGATCTCAGCCGCATTCGCCGCAAGCGTCGCGGAGGCGTTGGCCGAGCCTACGATGGGGTAAGTGGTCGCAGCTGGGTTCGTTCCCAGCACGACGTCTGGAAACGCCTGGGTAGCCGGCACGGGGCCGGAGCCGCCACCAGCACGACCCCGGATGGAGGTCGCCGTGAGGGCCGCACCGCCAGCGCGATTCGAGACGTGAAATGCCACCCGCTTCATGCCACTCGTGCCGATGCGGAGGACCTCGGTCGCAGAACTCCCGACGACTACGCCGAGAGCCTGCTTGGTATTAGTCGCCATCGCTTAGCGCTCCTTGATCACGGTGATATAGTCGATATCGACGTTCCTCGCGACGCCCGTGGCGTTGAGGACACCGACGCCGACACCCATCGCTGCCGTGGGGGCAAGGGCCGAGATGAGGGTCGAGCTGCGAAGCTCCGCGAACAGGTTACCGTTGAGGAAGCCCTGAATCTGGTCGCTGCCGTTGAAGATCGCGGCGAGCTCGACGAAGGTGTTGGCCGGGAAGGAGGTGGGGCGGATGTTGGCTGCGTTCGCGCTGGAACCGGCCTTGGTCACCCGAACACCGAAGCCACCCGGACCGGCGCTGATAGCGAAGTCATTGGTCGCAGCCCAGCCAGCCGCCGGGGTGATCGCGTCTGCGAGACCGATGAACAGCGCCACGTTGTTTTCGCTGATCCGGAAGCGGGTCTTGATACCCATCCGCTTGCCGGCAGTGAAGGTCCAGCCGCGGCGAATCGCGCCGTTGCCACCAGCCCAGTGAGCGGTCGAGCTGTCGCCACCAGCAGCGCTCGTGCTGAGGCGAAGCAGACCACCATCGGCGTTGTCCAGAGTCGTCCGACCAGGCGAGCCCGTGCCGCCAAGAACCCAGTCGGCTGCCGTGTACTCGAAAAAGTCGTCGTGGTAGACTGCCGCCAGAGTCGGATCGGGAACCGGCATCAGGCCGAAGACGCTCGACGAGCCGGTGCCGATACCGCGGCGGAAAGTGAGAGGACGAGGCATTTCTATCTCCTAGCGTTTCGAAAGAGAAACGAGGGGGAGAGAACTCCCTCCCCCTCGCTAGGCGTTACTCGGTTTAGTAAGTGATCCCGCCGAAGTAGCCCATCGTGCGCTCGAACTGGATCTCCCAGCCGATCTCCGTGATCCACTGATCCTTCCGCAGGTCGGCGTCGTTCGCCTGGATGTTCTGCTGGATCTTCGTATCACGGCCCTTGAGCGGACGGCGGATGATGCCCTTGCCATTCAGCACGAACATCGAGTTCGTGTAGACCGGGTCGGTGTTGAGCAGGGGGTGCGTCTTCATGTAGAGCGAACCCTGCGGGGTGGTGAACTCCAGGAGCTTCATGTTCCAGGCGCGCACCGTGCCGTTGTAGTTCATCCGGAAGCCGGTCGAGTCCTTGATCGCCTTCTGGAAGGCGTTCAGGGCACCGTTGCCAAGCATCACGATCCGCTGGTCACCCGCGCCGCCCGCGTTGTAGTTGAACAGGGCCTGGAGCGAGTCGAAGAAGAAGTCTTCGGTCACCGAGCCGACGTTCACGTTCACGTTGGACTGGAGGAAGTACCGCAGGCCGCCGGTGAGACGAGCGATCTCGCCGGAGAGAGCGAAGTCCACACGCGGGAAGCCCCAGAGCATCGACTGCTCCAGGCTCGTCGAGTGGTTAAACATCGCCCGCTTGCGGTCGTTCTCGAAGGCCGAGCCGGTGCGATAGTTCGTCGCCATCGCAGTGCCGGTGACCTGGAACGGGGTCTTGAAGATCTGGGTGTAGTTGGTGTTGAGCTGCGGCTGGCTGGTGCGGGAGTCGGGCGAGGTCGAACCTTCCGCATAGACCGAACCGACGAGTCGCAGCTGGTCGCCAGCAACGAGGGTGAGAGCACCCGCGATGTTGTTGATGTTACGAGTAACGGTGATCGACGTGGCCGAAGCGATCGTCTCCACCCGCATCAGCTCAACACCGGTAAGGTAGTCCGGCTGGCCCACGGTCGGCTGGTACAGCTGGAGGATATCACCAGGCTTGAACATCCGAGCCACCGTGGCGGCGTCGATGTAATTCAGGCCAGCGGCGTTGTAGGTCGACTGGGTCGAGTTCAGCGTGAGGGAAGTGCCGGTGCCCGTCGTGACGACGATGGCCTTCGGCACATCCATCACCTCTTCCCACCAGTTGAACTCCGCGTCGTCAACGTTCTCGCTCTTCATCTTGGCCGAGATGGCCTGAAGAGGAGCCATGCCGTTCGGGTCGAGCCACATGATGGCTTCCCGGAAGTTCTTCGGACGCTCTCCGGTGCCGAACTCGGTCGAGTTCCGCAGGCCGGAGATAAATGCAGGACGATCAGCCATTGCAGTAGTTCCTTGAAGTTAGAGGTCAAATTCCTTGGACACCATCTCGTTGAAGACCTGCTCTTCGTAACTCGGCGTGCGGCCCATGCCGCCACCAGGAACACCGCTCCCCGGCATTGCAGGACGAGGGGGAGGAAGAGGAGCCGCCGCGGGCTGACCCACTTGACCCGGCGAAGCGGCCGGCTGGGGGGAGAGTCCGAGGTTGAGCAGAGTCAGCGCGCCCGCCTTCTCGATCAGGGCCTGCTTATCGATCTGAGGATTAGCAGCCCGGACGATCTTGATGGACTCGATGACTTCCTGATCCTTACCCTTCAGTTGCGGCCAGCGATTGAAGAAGACATCTTCATTCTGCCTGGCCGACTCCCGCTGGGCCATCACCATGTCGAACTGAGATGGGATCTGGCCCATGACGGAGCGAACGGCGTCCTGATACACGCTGGTATAGACACGTGCGAGGATCGCGGGCAGGTATTCACTAGGCTTGGCGCCCAGCTCGTCCACTTTTGCTGCCTCCTCGGGACTCAAGGAGAGCTTCTTCTGCAGAGCTTCGTGGACCTGGCGTTCCAGTTCCGCGTAGTCGACAGGAGGCTGGGAAGGATTTACCGGCTGTGCTGGTGCAGCGGGCGACGGCGCGGCAGCGGCTGGAGGCGGGGCCTCCGCGGCAGCAGGCGCGGGCGCGACAGGCGCAGCCGGGGACTCGGGAGCGGAAGCAGCTGGGGCGGCTGGCGTTGAACCCTGCACCGGGGCCGGCTGGGCCGGAGGCGGCGAGGGGTCAGCATCATCCGAACCGGCATCTTCCACGAACGAGCCGTAATCCGGGTCGATGAAGTTCTGCGGGAGGGCAGAACCGTTTTCAGCCGGCGCAGACCCGCCGGTGGCTTCGTCAGCCGATGGGGTAGTCGAGAGTGTCTGATCGTTTTCCGTCGTCATCTTCGTCTTCCTTTACTTCCTTAATGAGGAGTTCGATCTCCTCGTTAACTTGTTCCAGGGCGATTACGGGGAGCTGGGTTATCAGCTTCATCCCCGCAACTTCCCCGATTGCGTACTCCTTCTGGATGAGGGAATCTTGCCCCTCAGGCGGTCGGAGAACTATGTCGGTCAGTCGCGCTTCTTTCTGCTCCGTGTAGATCCCGGTGAGCCAGGCCCACCCCGGGGAATCAACCAATGAGCGGAGTAGCGCCGCCTGCTCCCGTAGCTGGCGAAGCTGGTCCTGCAGGTCCATTCATACCTCCGATTGGGATAACGTTGCCGCCGAGGGTGCTCCCCGGCGTTGCCCCTGGAGGGGCGACTTGGATCTTGAACCGATTCACGTTCCGCTCGCCCTGAAGGCTCATCGTGTGAGCGATCATCGCCCCGAAATCCCACTGCTGGGCAAGCTGGGGAACGCGGATGAGCTGGACAAGGAGTTCCTTCCAGAAGTTCGCCTGGGCCAGCCGGTCGATAGGGAGAGTACCGTCGACTGGGACGAAGTCGTAGAACCCGGCGAGAGCGTTCGGGTTGACGTCCATGAACCGCTGGGCCTCGTTGGCCAGCCCACCGGCGACGGCAAACTTGGTCTCCATAGTCATCAGCTGCTGGGTGTTCGAGATCATCCGGGAGAGGAGCGGGGAGAAGCCGAGGGCGGAGAAGTATTCCGCAACCGTCTTCATCCGGTTGACGCTGAAGCCCGAGGCCGTGCGGACCTCCGTCGCCGTCTTCCGGCCGCCCTCCGCCACGAGGCCCATGATGTTATCCGTCACGCCCGAGACCCGCTGGATCAGTTCCTCGACGATCCGCGAGTCCTGCATGTGGGCCCGGGTCACGTCGACGGCCTGGAGCTGGGTCACGGCCGTCCGGACGTCTCCGCCGTAGAAGCTCGGCTTCAGCCTGATTACGCCGCCCGGCTGGGGGCGCTCGAGATCCTTCATTACGATCTTCGAAGGATCCACCACCCGCACATCGTTGATCGCCTTCCGGACGTTCCACATGTGAGTGTTGAACAGCCAGGTCATCGTCTGGGCCAGCGGGCGGATGTGGTCGAGGGTGGAGTACTTGATGAACTCCTCCGACCCGAAACCTGTCTCGAGGATGGAATAGGGGAACTTGTCGTGGTAGAGGGCCAGCGGGCGGGCGCCGATGACGAGGGTCTCGTTCGCGACGGTGAAGACCCACTTCTCGCACCGGGTGGACTCACCGAGTCCCCAGTCCCGCGGGATGATCCTGACCACCATCTCCAGCAGGGTTAGGAATCCCTTTCCGACCTCTTCCGCCCAGTAGGTCCCGCGGCCGTAAGGCTGGTCCACATAGGGCGAGCCGGCGTTGGTCTCGGTCGGATTGAGCGCGGTGCCGTAGCTGGCCGACTCGTTCATCGCCCGGCGGATCTCGTCGCGATCCCCCTTCGTCTTCCGAAGGAGATCGACGTTGAAGTACCGGCCGGAGTAGCTTTGCTCCTCGACATAGGAGAGCCCGACGGAGACCTGCCGGCCGCAGAACTCACCGGACTGGAAGTCATTCACCGGAACGCGGGGGTCAGGGAACCAGTCGAACGGGCGGATGGAGTAGAGCTTATTCCCCTGATACCCGAGGGTCTCGAAGACCTCCTTCACGGTCTCCATCTTCCCCGTCCCGATCCCGAAGAACTTCTTTTCCTTCTCCACGATCCGAGCCATGCGGAGGGTCTCTTCGTCCCAGTACTCCCCGACCACACCGATGCCGTACTTGGCCGCGTCCCAGAACCAGTTGTAGAGAATCGGAAGGTGATTCCCGACCTTGTTCTGGTAGTCGAGCACAGCCTCGAGGGCGAGGATCGAATCCTGCCCTTCGCCGTGGCGGGCGGAGACCTGGTACACCGGCGAGCGGGAAAGGAAGACGCTCGTCAGGTAGGTATGCATCGAGGCGATCGTGGCGTAGGCGTAGGGGACCTCGAGGGTGACATAGTCCAGCACCCCACGATTGTCCCGCCGGCCCTGGCGATCGTTGTCCGCAGCGCTCTTGGGGATATAGGCGACAATGTCTTTGTCCGCCTGCATCCAGCGCTCCCGGGCCTTAGCCATCTTGTCCTCGGAGAACTTCTTCCGATCGACCACCGCACGGAGGATCTTCTCGTGCAGAGGCGTATCCCAGCGAAGTTCTTTGTTCAGCGACTCAACCATTACGGGCACCCGAGTTCAAGCTGCAGATCCGGTATATTGCTTTCATCCAAGAGAGGGATGGCGCTTTCGTCACCGACCGAGAGGACGAGATTCCCCGAAAGGGCAATGGCAAGGGCGGTAGAGTCGAGGAGATCTTGGTCCTCTCCAACCCGCCAAGAGCGGTAGGCTTCAATCCACTCATCCTGCGTCGGTCGGACATAGAGGTGACCCTCCGAAGCGAGCCCAGCAATTTCCTGAATGATCCGGTCAGCCTTCCGGCGCCGGTCTTCAACTTCCTTCACCTGCCAGAAGACGCCGACCTCGACCATCTTCTTCCTGAAGTACCAGGCGAGGGCCTGCTGGTAGGCAATCGTCTCCACCCCGACCATGAACGGACGCCAGCGGAGGGCCATAGCGTAGAAGCTATTCCACAGCTCATCCGGGTTCACGTTCGTCTGGGTGAAGTACTCGAGGAGGTACACATCCCGCCCGACTCGCCCAACGGCGGAGAGGCAGGACTTGTGGGGGTTTTTGCTCTTCGGCCGGGCGGGGTCGAGACCGAAGTAGACGATCATCGACTCGGGACTGACCTCGTAGTAGCGAAGCGCGTCCATCTTCAGCGGAGCTTCTTCCGGCGAAGTAATCGTGCACTCGTACTCCCGGAGCCACAGGTACAGCTGCCCGCGGCGGGTGTAGCTCTCTTTCATCTGGACGAGCTCTTCGAGCGTCCACCGGTCGGGCCAGGCGCTGGCCTTAACCCCTTCCTTGTCCACGATGATGGGAAACTTGAACGTCCGCCACTGAGGATCCTTGTGCGCCGTGTTGATGAGATCCTTGTTTGAGATCGAGGTCTGGAGCAGAACCATCATCGCGTTCGGGCACTCGCTCCGCGGGGCCAAGCCCGGGGCAAGGGCGCCGAAGAAAAGCTCGGCCGTCTTCTTCAGCTGCTCATCCGTTCCCGAGTTCTCCTCATCGCACGGGTCGTCAGCGACGATAAAGTCCGGCCGGTAGTCCTCGAGGTTCACGCCGCGGATCTGGCCGGTGATGCCGACGGCGAGGACGAAGGTGGACTCACCAGTGATCCCGTTGACGATCTCGATCTCTTCGTCCGTCCACTTGTTCCCCTTCCGCAGCCGGAAGGTGTTAGCCCAGGTGGCGTTCTTTTCCACCTGGGACTTCAGCCACCGGACGCTCCGGGCCGCGTGGGACTGGGAGGCGGAGACGATGAGGATCGTGCGGGAGATGGAGTAGGAAATCCTCTTCGCGAGGTTGAGCCGGACGATCGTCGTCTTGGCCCCGCCGCGGAAGACCTCGATCCCGACATACGGATTCCCGCCGGTCTCGAGGAGGTTCCAGATCTGCGAGTGGAACCACGGGGACTTCTGCCGCGCGGTCTTGGGAAAAAACGCCCGGGAGAAGAAGATCGGGTCAGCCGCGGCGAGCTCAATCAACTCGCGAGCGGAGGCGGGGGGTGCCTCAACGCCCGGGGACTGAACATGCATGGCGGTTGACTGCATCACCGGATCTTCTTTCTCACGGGCGAATTAAAGATGTGGACGGAGAAGTCGTTGAGCCGGACGGCGCCGGGATCGGGCGCGAGAACGACCGGGACTGGGAAGGCTGTCCCTGGGTCGAACCATCGGACGACTTCGCATACGGCAATACGCCGCGAAGGGTAAGCAGCCCGGAGAACCGGCAGGTAAATGTTGGTGAGCTGGAAGTACGTGTCGGGCGTGTGCCGGTACTTGACCTCGAAGAGCGTGAGGTCCCCTTCATCTTCACCCGGATCGAAGAGAGCGTCGACCTGGCAGTAGCACGGGTAGGGCCGGTATTCTGCCTGGTAGCAGAACCAAAGCTTCTGCCCGAAGCCCGAGCCGAGCCGGTGGTAGAGGTACTCGAGAGCTTCCTCTTCATACCGAATCCCCGCCCGGAAGCGCGGGTTGCGCGTGGCCTTGAGCTTGAACGGGGGCTCCGAGACTCGGTGGGCCCAGGAGACTTTCCCGACCGGCTTGAACTCCCGCTGCTTCACCGGGGGACTGGATGAGCTCTCCATCGACGATTTCTCGCTTTCCGATTCTTTCCCTCGCGGCACGAAGCTCGTCCGCGGAGATGTTAAAGAAGTTAAACTGATCCCCCTGGAGGGGCTTGTTCTTTTCGCCCTGGAACTCCCCGGCACCCTTGGCCAGGGTCTCCACCGTGCGCCGAAGGGTCTCCGTGTCGTCCTCGACCGTGAGCCGGGCCTCGAGGCGATCGAGGGCCAGGTGGGCCGCACCGAGGAGCCGATCCTGGAGCGGGCGGGCGATGGCGACGTTGAAGACCTTGTCCTGCTGCCGCTTGAGCTCCGCCTGGAACGCCTGGGAGTGGATGATCGTCGAGAGCCACGGGAGGGTCACGCCGAAGTGCAGGGCCATCTCCCGCCGACTCACGGTCGGGTGCTCGATCAGGAAGTTAATCATTTCCTGATGCTTCGGGGAGACCTTTTTGATGAAGGCTGACTCGGCCATTACGGGTTCTCTCGACCAACGATGGTAAGCAAATCCGGGTCGCGTACCACGTAGTTCATCTGACCACCATTCCTGGCGGCGCTGCGGCTGAGATACTTCACCCCCGGGGAGCCGAGGTACTCGAGGAGCACCTCACCCAGGCGGGGGTAGCGGTTGTCGAGTGAGGGGTAGAAACTTCCCAGCGTGCTGTCCGGCTCCCGGAGTCGGGTGAGCAGCTCCCCGAGGCCATACCGGGCCTCCGGCGGGCCCCTCTGGGCCTCATCACGGAGGAGCCAGCTGAGCTCGTTCTTCTGCCCCTTCGGGAGAACCTCCTCGAGTCTCCGCATCCGCTCGGCTACAGCATCATCGAGCTCGACCGAGTACAGACTCGCCTGGGGGACGGAGAACTTTTCCTTGTTCTTCTTCAGCCACTCGGCGACTTCCGTATACATCTCCGAGAGGTACTTGTCCTTCTGCATGCTGGTGATGAGAGCCTCTTGCTCCATCTTCTTCAGCGTGAAGTCGAAGGACTTGTACTTGTCGATCTCCCTGAGCGCCATCCCGGCCACGCTCGACCGGTCGATCTCTTTGTTCTCCAGCGGGAGCCAGGCGGGCCGGCCCTCGTAGAGAACATCGGCTGTGTTCCTCCCGGCGAGGGCGTAGTCCCGGGCCTCGCCCTTTGCGTCGCTCAGGTAATGGCCCTTCCCGAACCGCTGCATCCCGACGCCGGTTCCCATCTTATCATCCCGGAAGCGACCGAACGGTGCGCCGGGCTCGGGGGAGAACAAGCGTCCACTCCCATGCCAGAGGTTGATCCCTGCGAGGGGGAACATCGGAGAATTAAGCATCTCCCCGACCGATGGCGGCCCCTGGCCCTCGACCATCTGGTTCGCCTCTGGGATGGTCTTCGCCCCAGCAATCCGCGGGTCGGTCGCCCGACCGAGGCCCAGCGCCATCTGCTCGGCCACGCCCCCGAGGGTCGGCTCCGTCGCCGGGGCGGTCTTGAGCATCGAGGACAGCAGATTCATCACCGCGGCTTCGCTGAGGTTCTCGTCGATAAAGGGCGCAACATCCGTCCTCAATCCCGCGAGCGGATTCGGCTGGGAGAGGAATTGGCCGACTCGGGACTGCTCCGCCATAGCCCGCACGTTAACCCGGAGACTCCTTCCCTGACAACCGCACTTTCCCGCGGGCGGGCGGAAGCCGGCGGCCGGCGCTGGGTGAGGGGGTGGGAGTAAATCACCCCGGATAATGGGGAATAATCCACCCCGTTTGTTCAAACCGGCTCGGAGCGGAGAGAGGGGTGGAAGGAAGGCGCGCGAGGGGGTGGCCTGGGGGAGGGTGCCGGTCGCCGCTGCGCGGCAGGCCGCCGGCCTGGCATGATCCTTGCCACGGCCCCCGAGGCTGGACGGCCCGGCAAGGACCGTGCCAATCCCTCGGGGCCGAACATTAACTAATCGTAATGATCCAGCCCGCCCGGCCCGATCCCGTTAAGCTTCCGTTAAGCTTCAGCCCCGCATACTGTGACCGTACCCTGATGACAGGGTGCCGGGCCGCCAGCGGGCGGATCCCGTTTAACAATCAGCACGGTCGGATTGCGCGCGGGATGGTCCTGCGCGTGGGTCGCGTGCAATCGGAGAAGCAATATGTCACGCGCCAACAAGGCTGCCTCATGGGCAGCGGATACCGCCAAGGGCACCCTCACGGTGACCTTCGCGGACGGTTCCAGCCGGACGCTGGATGTGGGCAACCTGCCGTCGGAGATGATCCTCCGGCTGGCCCTTCACGGGGCCGAGCAGAAGGGCCGCGATTCCTACGCGGGGGCCAAGGAGGCCATCGCGGAGGGCAAGGCCACCGATGCGACGGAGTACGCAAAGGAACAGGCGGGCCGGGTTCTCGATAACCTCGAGGCCGGCGTCTGGGCCGAGCGTGCCACCGGCAACGGCGGGGATCTCGCCCGGGCCGTCGCGGAGGTGACCGGCAAGGAGGTTGCCGAGATCGCGGAGGTTCTCCGCGGGAAGACGGACGAGGAGAAGGCCAAGCTCAAGGCCAACCCGAAGGTCGCGGCGGCTATCAAGCGGTTCGAGGCCGAACGGGCAGCCGCCCGGGCCAAGGCCGCCGCCGCCAAGGCCGAGGACGCCGAGGACGATGGCGAGGAACTGGAACTGTAACCAAGGAGTCGGGGACGGGGCCGCAAGGCCCCCGAACCGAGGAGGAAAGATGGAACCGAAAGCGATTGGACCTGCCGTTGTGCAGATTGCGTCAGATGCCATCCGTGGCATTGTAGACGCGATGGGATGGGACCTGGAAGATCCGGAGGCCTTCCGGAGAAACCAGGAAAAGATCAACGATTGGTGCAAGGTCCTAGACCTGTACGCCAAGCAGTTCAAGTGACCCTGGGGGCCGGGAGAGATCTCGGCCCCCTTTCTCTTCGTCTCTTTTTATATCAGACTACACACACGCGCGAGGCGGCGCCGGGGCGGGCCCTTGACGGGGTGGCCAGCTGGGCACGGCGGGCGGCCGAGGGCCTGGTCGTCACCTGGGCGGCGGGAGGGCTAGATCAGACAACACACACGCGAGGGCGCGGACGGCCTGGCCCTGGACGGCACCGCGAGCGGGGAAACTTTCTTTACCAAGGGGGTTGACATCCCCCCGGGGATGCGTATGATTGCCTCACCACCCGGATGGTCCGGGTTGGATTCAGGAGAACGAAAATGGCTTTTGCCAAGAAGACCGTCGATACCGAGACCCGCATCATCACCATCCAGCTCGAGGACGGTTCCTCGACCAGCCACGCGCTCGATTCCCTGCCCCCGGCGATCATCACCCAGCTGGCCCTGCACGGCCTCAGCCAGAAGCTCGGTGACAGCTACGCCGGCGCGGAGAACGCCGTGGCCGAGGGCGAGGCGGAGACGAAGGTGGGCTTCGCGAAGTCGGCCGTGGCGCGGGTCTGGACCCAGCTGTCGGCCGGCGAGTGGAGCGCCAAGCGCGAGGGCACGGGTGGCATCTCGATGCTGGCCCGGGCGATCGCCGAGGTGCTGGGGATCACCCCGGAGGACGCGGCTGCGAAGGTCGAGGGGATGGACAAGGAGACGAAGAAGAAGGTCCAGTCGTCCCCGAAGGTCGCTGTGGCCCTGGCGAAGCTCAAGGCTGCCGCCGCGGCTCGCGCCGCCGAGCGGGCTGCTGCCGCCGCCGAGGCTGCCGGCGGGGAGGATGTGGCGAGCCTGCTGGGCTAATCGCCGCCGAAGGACGGAGGGCAGGGGATTCGCGTCCCCTGCCCTTTTTCTTTCCCGGTGGGGTACAGCCAGCCAGCCATCCAGCCGGCCGGCTATTCCGGGGGTGTCCCCCCTCCCCACCCCCTGAGAACCCCTAGTCAGTTATTTATTTTTTTTTTTTTTTTTTACTGACTAGGGGGGATCCGGGGGAGGGAGGAGGAAAGGGGGAGGGCTAACTAGCCGGCTGGCTGGATGGATGGGTGGCTGTATGCCGGCGGGTCGGACCCACGGCGAGCCCACCCGCGAACATCAAGGAGAACGGAATGTCAATCTATCGCTTCACACACACGGGATCAGCCCAGGGGCTTCGGGGCTCAATGGGAGTGATTGCCAGGCTCGGGCCGGAGGAATTTGGCCGGCGGACCTGGACAAGGCAGGACTTGGTCCGCTGGTGGACCCGCCGAGTGGCGGAGGGGACTGCAGCGCCAATCGCGCCCAGGACCTGGGAGACGGTCGTCAGCCGGATGTTCACCCGCGGACTCATTGAGCGGATGGACAGGATGGGGAGGTGGGAGAGGGCGGAAGTGTTCGCGCCGGGGCTGTCGCCGGCTAGCCTCCCCGGCACAGCCGTGCAAACGCTGGAGGAAGTGCCGACTGGCGAGGCCGACGAGCCGGACCTCGACCAGGTCGCCCAGCTGCTCGGGGTCGATCCCCGGACGGGGAAGAAGGCGGGGAAAGGCGGGGATTGAGGGGGTTGACTTGGGACCGGTTATTGGGTTATAATCCCCACAATCTACTAACCCACCTTCACCAAGGAGACCAGACCATGCTCGACCAGCTGATCCCCATCGCCTACACCAGGTTCTACGACCTCCAGTCGGACTCGGACCACGCCTGGGAGGATGCCAAGATGTTCCACGATGAGGCGGATGAGGCCGAAGACCCGGACCGGAGGAGAGAGCTGAACGAATCGGCCGAGCTGCTCCACGACCTCTCGGACCAGCTCGAGGAGCTATCCTGGCAGATCGCCGTGAAGATCATCTACCCGCTCACCGGGATTGACCTCGTCGGCTTCACAGCCGAGGGGGAAGTCGAGCCCGAGGGCGCCATGTATTCGGAGGACGTGCTGTGATCCACTCGAAAACCCGCTTCACCAACTTCACCATCATCAACCCTCTCCACGGGACGGTGATCTTCCACTCGGAGCCCCTCGCCCGGGAGTTCAAGCTCTACTGGTTCATCCCCGACTCCCGGACGCCGGACGTGATCCAGCTCGGCCGGCTCGACTCCCCCGAGGGGGAGATGCTCCACCTCGCGGGGCTCACCTGGCCGGAGCTTCACGACAACCGCTTCCGCATCCAGGCGAGCGCCCTGTTCGCCCTGGGCAATGCCGACGACCAGGCGCTCGCGGATCTCTGCCAAGCGATCATCGACCGGGAGGAAGGCGGTGAGTGAATTCATCTTCGCGATGGAAGACTCAGTCCGCTTCCACACCCAGCCGAAGAAGATCGCCTACATCTTCGAAGGCTCGGTCAAGGACGCGGTGAGAGATTTGACGATCTCCCTCCGCATCGGGGTCTCGCGGGAGAGGGATAGGTTCCGAGACGCCGCTGGGCTCAGCCCCGAGTACCTCGAGTGGCAGATGGCGGCGTTGCTCCGCTCGAACTCCTTCGAGCACCACGAGCACCTCCAGTTCGCCTCCGAAGAAGGAGACGACGCGGGGTGTCCCGTCCAGGCGGCAATGAACCTCACCCTCGACGAGGGATTCCACGAGGTGCTCCGGTACTTCATCACCAAGGAGACAGACTATCTGACCTGCAGGCAGATGGCCGAGGAAGTGGCCGAGGGAAAGAAGCCGGGCGGGCTCGTCCGGCGGAGACTCTCAAGCGCCGAGCGGCTCGGGGAACTGGACAACATTCACTCGATCTATTGAAAGAACCAAGATGAAAAAGCTCAAGTTCGAACTTACCTACTGGATCGGCCCCGGGGAGGATCTCTGCGACCTCGGGACAAACTACAACCTCACCGGACACTACCTCTTCGACGAAGTCAGCGGAGGTGAAATCGGGACCCTGGAACTCGACGAGTTCACCGTCGAGCTGGGGCTGATCAACGAGCGGGAGTTTACCCCCGCCGAGCGAGAGGTGCTCGAGAAGTTCGTCCCCGAGCTGGAGGGGATCGAATCGAACGACTCGGTCCGCGAGCTGTGCAAGGACCACATCCTCGAGATGTTTGAGATCGTCAGGGAAGACGCCACGGAGGAAGACTACGCATGAACCTCTCCGCCCGCCGACTCGGGGAAGATGAACTCGAAGTCCGAACCCGCTTCGCCCTCTACCGGGCGGAGCTAGGGGAGGACGAAGGCTACATCACCGCACCCGGGCTCGAGGAGACGGTTGACTTCCTCGAGTACCCCTCTCACTTCACCCGCGAGGCTTGCGTCCTCGCCCACATCATCCACCTCGAACTCTCCATCCAAGGGAATCTCTGAAATGCAAATCCTCACCAGCTCCATCATCATCTCCCCGGGCGAACTCGGGAGCCTCTTCACCCCCACGATCCTCCGCCTGTCCTCCCCTCGCCGGGTGGACCGCTCCCAGGCGGCGAAGCTCCTCTGGGACTTCGTCCGGAAGGGAAGCCTGCTCTCCCCGAAGGAAGGGTACAAGGCCGAGCCTCTCTGCGTTACCGTCGGCTCCTCGATCAACGGCGCGGAGCGGCTGGTCCTCACCTTCCAGTGGGTCGAGGAGATCCCCCGGTAAGGGGGTTGACACGGTGCCGTTTATTGCGGTACAATCGCCCCCGTAAACTCCCCATTCCCCCCGGAGACTCGCCTATGTCCAAGGATCTCGACTCCCTCTTCGCCGGCCTCATCCGCGAGGCCGAGGACTTCAAGCGCAAGGGCGGCCGGATTGCGAAGAAGTCCGGCCTGCCCACGACTCAGCCCATCGCCTCCCGCTCGGGCAAAGCCCAGGGCGCTCCCGCCCGCGACGCGATGGCTGCCATCGACGCGGCAATCGCCAAGCGGAAGGCCGACCTTGACCAGCTCCGCAAGCGCGAAACCCCCGCCGGCTGGAAGAAAGACTGCCTCTCGGCCACCATCGTCTCGTGCGAGTGCGAAACCTGCGGGACGGTGAGCGAGACGCTCTCCCCTCCCGTGGTCTACCTCGTCCAGTCCGCCATCCGCAACCCTGCCACGCGCCACCTCATCCCCATTTCCCGCAGCGAGCTGGACCACTTCCAGTCCCTCGGGCTTTCCCTCATCGTCGAGCGGACGCACGGCACCTCGCCCATCTGCCCCGTCTGCGCATCACGGAGCCTCAGTCCTTCCTCGCAGACCCCCCACGTCTCACCCCCAGCCGACGTGCCCACGTCCTCCCTCGCCCCCACGCATCACCTCATCCCCATCGGACCGCTGAATCTCGCCGGCCAGATCGCCGGCTACCTCACCGGCTCGATCCAGGAGACCCCCCATGCCTAACCCCTACGGCCGCCCGAGGACGTTCAAGCGCCAGATGAACGTCCGCCTCCCCGACTCGCTGATGGCGAAACTCTTCCTCGCCTATCCGCACATGTTCAAGCCCCACAACCCGAAGGAGCTGAAGCACGGGGAGATGAGCGATTATCTCACCCGGCTGGTCAAGGCGGATCTCGACCAGCAGCTCTCCCCGGAGATGCAGGAAGAGATCGAGTCCGCCATTCGGCCTGACGGTATCTGCCCCCATGGGAAGAGCGTCCAGACAACCTGCGTCGAGTGCTCGATCGAAGGGAGGCTCTGGTGAACACCGCCAGGCTTCCCCGGGAGCACACAGTCGAGATCTCCGTGCGGATCGTCGAAGTCTCCACCGGCTCCGTCATCCGCGAGGCGATCATCGACATCGACAAGGATACCAACACCCGGCCTCAGCTCCACGAAGTCGGCCCAGCCGTTCAATCGGGGGCCTACGAAGGCCTCCGCGTCATCTGGCCCAAGGAGTAATCAAGTGAAAAACGACGGACTCTTCAGCCTCATTCTTTTTCTTGCCTTGGCTACCTTCATCTTCGGTCTCATCGTCGGGTATCAGGGAGGAAAAGAACAGATCGTAGACGACTGCGAGAAGTTCACCGCCTTCTACCAGGGCGACACCCGCTTCCTCTGCCTCAAGGGAGACGAGCGGTGAAGCGCACGGCAACCGAATGGGCCGAGAGGCTCGAAGCTCTCCAGGCGGAAAATACCGCCCTGCGCGCCGAGAACGCCACGCTGCGGGCAAAGCTCGACGAGTTCCTCGAAGCCGCTGAGGCTTGCCCAGATCCGGTCTATCACCGGGGCAACCACCCCCTCTCCGGAGACGCCTATGACGAGGACTTCGCCTACTGGCACACCAACTATCTCAAGCCCCTCTTGACGGAGAAAAAGTAATGGGCGCCCCACGCCGTCTTAGCCCCCGCATCCGGCGGCTCATCTGCCTCGCCTTCGCCCGCGGGACGAGTCGGGAAGAGCTTTGCTCCTCCTATTCCCTCGCCCCGGATCTCCTCTCCCGCATCCTCGCGGAGCAAGGCCTCGGCCAGGTGCACAAGGGAATCTCGGAAGACGCACTCGAGCTGACTATCCGCCGCTACCTCATGGGCGAGCCGATGAGCCACATCGCCCGGGCTCTCGGCATCAGCGCCGACACCCTCTTCCGCCGAGTCCGTGCAGCGGCTCCCTTCATCTCCTATTCCCCTTCCGAGGAACTCCGGTGCCAGATCCACAAGAAGGACAAGATCCTGGACTTCGAGACAAGCTCTACCTCCTCTCCCGCCTCGGCATCGGGTTCCGCACCAGGCCCGGCGAGATCGGCCTCGCGGGCGGCTGGCTCTACCGCACGTCGGACGAGTCCTGGCACAACGTCAAGACCCAGGTAAAAGGCATCGGCTTTTTTCTCCTCATCGAAAGGATACACCGAGACATGGACAAGCGCACAACGAACTTCACCTTCACCGCCCGGGTGGTCAAGACCACACCGAAGGCCCTCCTGCTGAGCCTCGACCTCGACGGCTTCGCCGAAGACTCGCCAGAGTTCTGGGTTCCCCTCTCCCAAATCCTCGACGCGGAGGATACGGAACTCGACGAGATCGGACAGGACGACATCCTCGAACTCACCATCCCCAAGTGGCTCGCGGATGAGAAAGGGATGTTCAATCGAGCGGGTTGACAGCCGCCCGCCGGCGTGCCACAATCCCCGGACCATCCCTACCCCACCGAGCACCCATCATGGACATTGCTGATTCCCAGTTCATCCTCGAACTCCGCCGACGGATGCAGGCAAACCGAGACGCCGGCCGGCCGGAGGGCGAGGGCATCGAGCGCGAAGACCTCAAGCGGATGCTCAACATCCTCCGCTCGGGCCGAGCCACGATGACCCTCCGCCAGCCGTCTGCCGCGAAGGGCAAGACCAAGGCCCCTGTCGCCGCCTTCACCGACGCGGAACTGAACGACCTCTTTAACTAACCGAGGGCGAGAGCCCTTTAAGGAAACACCCATGAGCGAAACCACCCGACCTCCGTTCCCCATCGCAGTCGACTCGTCGATGATCTCCGCCTTCGTCGACTGCCCCCGGAAGTACCAGTACCAGTACCTCAACCACTGGTCCCGCAAGGGCGGGAGTGTCCACCTCGTCGCCGGCGGTGCCTTCGCCCGCGGGTGTGAGGTCGTCCGGAAGTCCTTCTACGACGAGGGGAAGTCCTTCGACGAAGCCCTCCAGGACGGCATCGCCGCAGCGAACGTAGCCTACGGCGACTACGACCCTGGCTACGACCACCCCAAGTCGCTCGAGCGGGTGCTCATGGGGCTCATCCACTACTTCACCGCCTTCCCCCTCGCCACCGATCACGTCCAGCCGCTCAAGGTCGGTGACCATCACGCCATCGAGTTCACCTTTGCCCACCCGATCGAGGAAGTCCGCCACCCCGAGACCGGCGACCCGATTATCTACTGCGGGCGGAACGACATGCTGGCCGAGTACAACGGCATGGTCTTCGTCCACGATGACAAGACCACAAGCCAGCTCGGGGCCAGCTGGCCGGGCTCCTGGAACCTCCGCGCCCAGCTCGACGGGTACGTCTGGGCTGCGATGATGAGCGGGTACCAGCCCGCCGGCGCAATCGTCCGCGGGATCTCGTTTCTCAAGAAGGGCTTCGGCACGGCCGAGTCCCTCCAGACCCGCTCCATGTGGCAGATCGAGCGCTGGCACGACCAGACGGTTAGGAACATCAAGCGGATGATCGAGGCCTGGAAGGCCGGGTACTTCGACTTCGCCCTCGGCACCGCGTGCACCTCCTACGGCGGCTGTACGTTCAACAAGCTCTGCTCCGTGCCGAACCCCGAGGCCTGGTGGGATCAGGACTTCGAGATCCGGGTGTGGAACCCGCTCGAACTCGCCTCCTCTTCCGAGGGCTAGCCCGTGCCTGAGTTCGATCTCACCTACGCTCCCGGTGTGAATGAGATCGTTCTCGTCAACGACCACCTCATCTACTCTGGCCAGCGGACACCGATCGAAGGGACCAGTCACCAGCCCCACTTCTCCTACGCCTTCTACGACGTCAAGTCCGGGGAGGTCTGGGCGCGGAGGATCTGCACCGATGGCCCGTCCATCTGGGTCTTCTGCCCCCAGCCGTGGCCCTGGCTCTTGATCCCATACGAAGAACTCCAAGGCAACTTCCCTCTCCAGCTCGCACACTTTATCCTCGAAGGAAAGCTCAATGACCCAGAATTCCTCTCCCATTCCCGGATCGAAGGTACTCCTGATGGGGGGTTCCGGCTCCGGAAAGACCCACTCCATCCGGACCTTGATTGAGGCCGGCGTCAAGCCGTTCGTCATCTTCACCGAGCCCGGCATGGAGACCCTCTCCGACCTCCCGCCCGGTTCGTTCGAGTGGGTCTACATCCCGCCCTCTGGCCCCAGCTGGTCCGCGCTCAAGACCGCAGTGGAGCAGGTGAACAAGCTCTCCTACGAGAACCTCTTGAAACAGACCGACCCGAACAAGACCAAGCTCACCCACTTCTTCGAGGTGTTGAAGAACTGCGAGAACTTCAAGGGCCAGTACGGGGACGTCACCTCCTGGGGCACAGATCGCGCGCTCGTCATCGACTCCCTCTCGGGGCTCAGCGAGATGGCGATGCAGATGACCGTCGGCCTCCGCATTGTCAAGGCCCAGCACGAGTGGGGCGAGGCGCAGAACATCCTCGAGCAGTTCATCAACAAGCTCACCACCGACCTCCGCTGCTGGCTCGTCGTCCTCGCTCACGTCGAGCGGGAGACGGACGAGATCACCGGCGGGTCGAAGATCATGGTCTCCACCCTCGGCCGCAAGCTCGCCCCGAAGCTCCCTCGGTTCTTCTCCGACGTGATCCTCACCGTGAGGGAGCAGAAGGCTTTCTACTGGGACACCGCCGCTTACGGCACGGATCTCAAGACCCGTAACCTCGCCATCGAATCGAAGCTCCAGCCTTCCTTCGTCCCGCTCGTCGAAGCGTGGAAGAAGAAGGGTGGGGTGATCGAGAAGGACGGGGCTGCCCCCAAGGCCGCCTAGTCCTTGAGTGCCGACGCAAGTGAAACTGTAAATCCTCAACATCAAGCGAGACAACACAATGGCCTTTAATGCCGAACAGTTCCTCAACTCCACGACCAAGGAAACCTTCCAGACCCAGATGGAGGTCTGCCCCGAGGGGGAATACCAGGCCCTCGTCGCTGACGTCGGGTTCGAAGAGGTCACCTTCAAGCGGGGCGACCGCGCCGGCCAGACCGGGTACAAGATGACGATCCAGTGGCTCATCGCCGACCCGGCGGTCGAGTCCCAGCTGGGCCGTCAGCCCAAGGTCCGGCAGGACTTCTTCCTCGACCTCACGGACTCCGGCTCCCTCGACTCCGGGAAGAACAAGAACATCTCCCTGGGCAAGGTCCGCGAGGCGCTCAAGCAGAACGCCCCCGGCGCTCCCTGGTCCCCGTCGATGATGAAGGGCCAGTTCGCCGTCGTCCGTGTCAAGCACCGCATGGACGGTGACAAGGTGTACGCGGAGATCGCTGCAACCCGCGCCGCCTAAGCCTTCGGGGGAGGTGATGCCCCCTTGCTCCTCCGACCCGGCGCCGGCCAGGGTCATCACCGCCGGCACCTTTTATCTACCCAGCCAAACGATTTAGCCTTCTTAAAAGGCAATCTCAAATGTTCTTCACTTCCGCCGATTACGAAAGCCTTTCGCCTGTTTTCCCAGCGCAGCCCTTCGTTGGGCTTCCGACCTGGAGAGGCCGCTGGTTAAACCCAAGTAAAGTCGCTCTTGTTGCCAGCAGCAATAGCAGTTACTCCTCCGTAGACCCCGCGATAGATTACTATGCCCAGAATTACGGAATCACTAAGGTTTTCCGCTGGGATTTCGGGCCTACGCTAGCGCCCTATCGGCCCTTCTCAACGGGCCCTAACTCAGGGAAAGAGTTGTGGACTAACTTCCTCTCCCATTGGGTGACTTGGTGTCAGGCGAATGATGTAGAAGGCGTGATCTGTTGCCCCGGAACGCCTGAGTTCATCGTTGTCCCTGATCAAGATAAAACCACCGAACAGTTTCAGATCCTTTCTTCTATTCTCGGTTTTGCTGGGCATATTGCTTTCCTTGGCCAAGACAATCTTTACTGCGACGCAGATATACCTCCATATGGTCTCTTGATCGAGACAGCACCATCAACTTTTCTCAATGCCTCTCTTCGTCAGAGAAACATCGGCACGCCCAGTCCCGAAAGACGTTACCCAGACGCTGCCGTACTCCCCAATGCGGAGTATAGGTTTACTGACTCGTATCTACTCCGTTTCAGTCAGCCAACCCCAGGCTTTCCCTTTAACTACAAAGGCCTTTTGCCCTACGGAAACTTCACGCTTGAGCCATCAAGCGATCTCAATGTATCGCGTCTTAAGGCTCTTGTAGATCGTTCTGCCTATGGGCAGAAGTCTCGAAACGAAGCAATACGTAAGAACACAAGAATCTTCGTTAACGTCTGTTCTCGGCTTTCTGGTTTTGCTATCTCTGATGGCAATGTAGCCGGTCATCAGAGAAAGTTTCTCCAGGAACTTGGATTCACGGTTCCATACTCGTTGAACGTTGCCCCTCACTGGTATGGTTTCGTTGATACGGCTTGGGCATCTACATACCACCCACCCTCAGGCGCTGAGTTCTTTATCAGAGAAAATGATGGTGCGGCCTCAAACAGAATACCAACGGGTTCAGCCCAGGCACCCGTATGGGCGTTCATCGGCCCAGCGATTCAGAACACAGACGTGAGTACTTACGACTGGAGACCTAATGTTCCGCTTGAAGTCGGTGCTTGGGGCTGGGACTTTACCTCAAACGGGAGCGCGTTGGCGTATCTCTTTCTAAGCGGTAACAACGCCAAAGGTGTTGGTATCCTCAACGCGGGAAGGATAGAGCCTCTTCTCTTCAACCGAGCGTATACGAATACTTACCTCTATAACATCCTTTGCGGTATGTCTCTAATGGAGGCAAACTTCTTTTCCTCTTACCCCGGTTCTGTTTGCTCAGTTCTTGGCGATCCCCTATACACTCCGTTTAAGGAGGAAAGCAATCAGATTATTCTTCGCAACAGCACCTCTGGCGAGCCGAACGAGCGCCCGAAGCACTTCCGTGAGTTCATCAGGAGATACTAATGTCCAACGCCTACAGCATCATCCCCCTCGCTCACCTCAAGCTCCAGCCCACAAGGCAGAGGAAAGAGATCCCGAACGAGCACATCGTCGAGCTGGCGAAGTCGATCAAGGAGAACGGGCTACTACACGCCCCGATTGTATCCCCCGACTTCACTTTGATTACTGGCGATTGCCGTCGCCGGGCGCTCGAGCTGCTCACCGAACAGGGGGCGCCTTACTACTACAACGGACAGGAGGTCCTCCCCGCCTACGTCCCGATCATCATCACTCACCTCACCGCCGAGGTCGACCTCTTCCGTATCGAGCTGGAGGAAAACCTCCGCCGGAAGAACCTCTCCCACGTCGACCAGGCGGTGGCGATTGCTGACCTCCACCGGATGAACCAGAAGCTCCACGGCCCGGGTGTGACGCTCAAGGATACGGGGATGGAACTCGCCGGTATCCAGGGGAAGCAGTTCACCTCGAGCGATGCGACGAAGGTGGCCGACGCGCTCATCATTTCCCAGTTTGCCAACGACCCAGCCGTCCGCGCCGCGCGCACCGCCGGCCAGGCAGCCCGTATCGCGAAGAAGAAGATCGAGCAGGAGTTCCTCGCCTCCGTCGGGGCCGAGGCGTCGGACACCTCCCGCTCCCGCCACGAAGTCCTCACCGGCTCGGCCTTCGACCTCCTCCCCACGCTCACCCCCGGGAGCTTCGACGTCATCCTCACCGACCCTCCCTACGGAGTCGACGCCCACAAGTTCGGCGGGGCGGCCTTCATGGGCGAGGCGCACAAGTACAAGGACACGGTCGAAACCGCCTTCGCCGCCTACCAGCTCGTCGCCGAGACCGGGTACTTCCTCTGCGCCGAAGAGGCCCACGCGTTCGTCTTCTGCGACCTCGCCCACTTCGACTCGATCAAGCTCCTCTTCGAGATCGCTGGGTGGAATGTCTGGAAGACCCCGCTCGTCTGGTTCAAGGGCACGACCGCCCACGCACCTCGCCCCGAGCACGGCCCGAAGCGGACCTACGAGGTGATCCTCTTCGCCTCGAAGGGGGATAAGAAGGTGATGAAGCTCGGGCTTGACGTGCTCGACGTCCCAGCCGTGCATCACTCGGCCAAGCTCCACCCGGCGGAGAAGCCGGTGAAGCTCCTCGAGGAACTTCTCTCATGGTCCATCGTCCCGGGGTCTCGCGTCCTTGATCCCTTCGCCGGCTCCGGCCCCACGCTCGAGGCTTCCGACGGGCTCGGCTGCGACGCGACCCTGATCGAACTCGACCCCAAGTACGCTGGCATCGCCCGCTCGCGCCTCGAGATGAAGGAGAAGTCGGATGAGGCTTGAGATCCCCCCGAACGCGCTCCGCTTTCCCCTCCGCCCCTACGTCCGTCTGATCAAGCGCGGCGTCCGGGTGGTGGATATGAAGCGCTCCCACCAGCACGAGGTTCTCGCGGAAGATGTCGAGTACACCTGCCCGATCTGCAAGACGATCCAGCTGGCTCCTCCACTCAACGGAGTGGACTACGAGTGCCCCGGGTGTAAGTACCATTACAAGGTCTACGACGACCTGCTCTGCGTCTGGAACCCCGAGTCCCTCGGCGTCAAGACCACCGCCCTCCCGCCAGGCTCCCGCCCGCTCACCGTCGCGGACGACTACCTCTCCGGTGACGAGGATCGAGCGGAGGCGCTGAAGCAAGAGGCCATCCGCGACTGGGCTCGCCGGGGGCAGACGGACAAGCCGCACACCCAGATCATCGTCCCGGAGCGGAAGGATGAAGACTGAGGGTGAGGGCCTTCGCCTTCTCGCCGCCTGGGCTTACACCCAGTCGCTTACCTTTTCCCTCAAGTTCTCCCTCGAGTCCCGGATGTGGAAGGCCTCGATTTACGATTCCGAGGGGACGCAAGTCTACCTCTCAATGGACCCAATCGCTTTGGCGGCGATGCAAAAGCTCGCCGTCTGTATTTCCAAAGGAGTCTCCAGATGTCCGCTCACCGCAGCAAGAATTCCCGGGGATGCGCCTGGGCCATTCTCTTCACCATCATCGTCTTCGTCCTCATCGCCTACTCCCTCCGAGCCGAGGCGCAAGAGCAGCCCAAGATTTTCGGTTTCGTCGTGAACGACTGGATCGGGATCACCAAGCAGATCGGCTGGGCTCCGCCCTGGTTCGACCGAGACGATGAAGTCCTCATGTTCGTCAAGGACGACAAGCGCTACTACTGCATGACCGACAAGGCGACGGGTAAGCGTGCTGCCTCCGCCGGCCGGGAGTCGATCGTCCAGGCCTTCCTCTCCGGCGAGCCTGATCCGATTATCAACCCGACGGTGAGGCCAACTCTGCCCGAGGAATGGCGGGTGTGCTTCCCGGGGGAGGACTTCCCTTACCCCCTTGCCGCTGGCGAGCCGGCGATGTGGTCGATCTCCTGCACCGGCAACCCCTGCACCCAGGTCGACTGGCCCCTCAGCCTGCGCAACCTCGCGGGTCCTACGACGAGGGGAGAGCTGTGCGAGAAGCTCCCCTCTCAGCTCCCTCCCCCTGGGGACGGCTATGTTTGGGGAATCATCCCCCGGCTGGTCAGCCCCAAGGGTCTCGCCCCTGTAACACGCTGTCTGGAAAGGTAAGCAAACCGTGAATTACGACGCCTCAGTCTGCATCGAGTCGAACGGGAAGAAGAAGTGGATTCGGGTGGGAACCTGGATCGAATCCGCCAAGTCCCCGATGGGCTTCTGCCTCAAGCTCGACTCCGTCCCCGTCGGTCCCGGCTGGAACGGCTTCGTCTACGCGTTCGAGAAGCGGGACAGGGACGAGCCCCAGGAGCGCCCAGCCACCCGCCCGGCGGCTTCCCACCACCAGTCCGACGACGACATTCCCTTCTAACCCAGGAGAACCCCAGTGATCAACACCAAGTACCCGGCCAACCAGACCATCGAGCTGAGCAACATCGCCGTCCCCTCTATCTTCCGCGTCGAGAACTGCCGGCGGACTGCGGGGATTCTCCTGGAAGGCCTGCGCCTGTGACGGAGGATGCAAAGAAAGTCCTCCAGGACTCGATCAAGCTCATCGAAGACCTCCAGCGAGATAACGACATTCTCCGCGCCCAGCGGAACGAGGCGCGCGATCAGGTCAACCGGCTGATGGAGAGGATAAGGGAGATCGAGGGAATCGTGTCGACTGCAAGGAACAACCCATGATCCAGACAGGCATCATCATCGGCTTCACCGGGAAGGCCGGGGCAGGGAAGGATACAGCCGCGGACTACCTCTGCAACCACTACGGCTTTGTCAAGCTCTCCTTCGCCGAGCCGATCAAGCGGGCCCTGTGTGCGATGCTCGAGGACTTCGAGCTTTTCTCCCCGGAGAGGAAGGAAGCTCAGATCGAGGGCCTGGACTACAGCATCACCCCCCGCCGCCTTGCCCAGACCCTCGGGACCGAGTGGGGAAGGAACGCGGTCTACGCTGACTTCTGGACCGACCTCTGGCTGATCAAGGCCAACAGGCTCCTAGCCGCGGGCAGGTCCATCGTCGTTCCTGACGTTCGCTTCAACAACGAGAACGACTTGATCTTCTCCAAGGGCGGAAAGGTGATCAAGATCCTCGGCAGGGCGAACAGCAAAGTCAACCCGCACGAGTCGGAGGAGCAGGCGATCGTTGCAGACGGGACTGTCTACAACGAGACCTCGTTTCAGATCCTCTACGAGCAGGTTGACTACTACCTCCGTAAATGGTACGATTCGCCGGATGACTCGAAGGGGGGTGATGCCTTCTGATGACACGGTTAACGTCTATCGTGATCCTGTCGTTCCTTTTAACACCTTAGCGGGCGGTCGGGCGGGCGAGGTTTCTCGTGCTAAGGAAAGAACTAGTGTCCATCAAGGGAGAATTCAATGGACGAGAGTGGCTGGGCTAACTACTTCCACAACATCAAGGTTTGGCTGAAGGGCTTCGGCCGGCTGGGGAAGGTGCGGTACAAAAAGGGCTGGGGGCCGATCAGCTTCTTCTTCAAAGTCTACACCTGGAACATCGGCTTTTGCGTCCTCGTTCTCGCGGGCGGGGTGGAGCCGATTTCGAACTTCTCCCAGCGGCACCGGAGTGGGCTCGTGGCGGACAAGCTCCTCGACATCATCGAGGTCTTCGACCCGAACCACGGGGAGGATGCGATGGATGAGATGTGGGGGACGAGGGAATCGAACGAGACCATCCGGAAGATCGTCCCCACCGTCTGGTCCCTCCTCGCCTTCGCCATCATCTTCACCACCCTCTATCTCCGGAGCCGGTAATGTCTCGGATCAAGGTAGGCTCAAGCGGGCCGCTTAACGCTCGAATCATACTCGTCGGCGAAGCGCCGGGGAAGACGGAAGAAGAGAAAGGGATTCCCTTCCAAGGCACCTCGGGGATCGAGCTGACGAAGATGCTCGCCGAGGCGGGGATTCAGCGGGAGCAGTGCTACATCACCAACGTAGCCAAGTACCGCCCGCCGGGGAATGATATAGACCTCTTCTTCGGCAAGAAGACCGACGGGCTGCCTCTCCGCGCCGGCCGCTTCATGCACCCGGAGATCGCGGAGGGGGTAAAGGAACTCGAGGAGGAGATCGAGAAGGTCAAGCCCCAGCTCATCATCGCCCTTGGCGGGACACCACTCTGGGCCCTGACCGGCAAGGAGGGAATCTCGAAGTGGCGGGGGAGTATTCTCTTCTACAACTCCATCCCGGTCATTCCCGTCTATCACCCAGCCGGGATTCTCCGCAATTGGTCCTGGCGGTACATCACCGTCCATGACCTCCGCCGGGCGCGTCGCCTGCTGGCCGGGGAGATCAAGAAGCCGAAGACTTCCTACATCGTCCGGCCGAGCTACACGCAGGTCGACTTTTTCCTCTACGAAGTCGCCTGCCGCCTCTCCTCCGGCCCGGTCGAGATCTCCGTCGATATCGAGACCCGGAACCAGCAGATCGCCTGTATCGGCCTGGCTACTTCTGCGACCGAGTGCATCTGCATCCCGCTGATGGAAGTCAAGGCAGAGAACCAGTGCTACTGGAACGAGGATGAGGAACTCGATATAACCCTCAAGCTCCGCGAGATCCTTACCCACCCGAATGCTCGAGTCATCGGGCAGAACTTTTCCTACGACGCCCAGTATTTTGTCCGCCAGTACGGCTACGCCCCCCGGCTGTGGCGAGACACCATGCTCATCCACCACACTCTCTTCCCGGGCACGCCCAAGGGGCTCGACTATCTCGCCTCTCTCTACCTCGACTGGTACGAGTACTGGAAAGACGAGTCGAAGGAGTGGGACCCCCGGACGATGCCGGAGGAGCAGCTGTGGGAGTACAACTGCAAGGACGCGATCAACACCATCCTTATCTCCCGAGAACTCGCAGAGGCTGAGTCTTCCCTCAACCTCCGCTCGACCTCTTACGGCGCTCCGGTCGAGATCCAAATGTCTCTCTTCCCAATCATCCTCAATGCGATGGTTCAGGGCGTCCGGGTGGACACGGAGTACAAGCGGTCCCTTATGCTCACACTCCAGGACCAAGTCGCTCTTCGCGAAGCCTGGCTCAACGACGTAGTAGGCCGACCGCTCAACCCCAATTCCCCCAAGCAGCTCTCCGCTTTCTTCTACGACGAGCTGGGGCAGAAGAAGATTTTCAACTACAAGGCCAAGAACCCAGGCTCCGTCACGACGAATGCCGACGCGCTCGAGCTGATCGCGAACCGGGAGCCGCTCCTCCGTCCGATTGTTAACTCGATCAACGAGATCCGCCGGCTTCGCAATGCCCTTTCCTTCGTCGCCCAGCCGCTCGACTTCGATAAGCGAATTCGGTGCAGCTACAATATCGCTGGGACGGAGACCTTCCGCTTCGCCTCATCCGAGGACGCCTTCGGTTTCGGCACGAATCTGCAGAACGTCACCCAAGGCGAGGGCGAGCAAGACCCAGCCAAGCGCGGCCCGACTGAGTTCTTCATCCCCAACCTTCGCCGCCTGCTCACCCCAGATCCAGGCTTCGTCCTCTGCGACTACGACCTCAAGTCCGCCGACGCTCAGGTCGTCCTTGCCGAGTCGAACGAGTGGGAACTTCTCGACAAGCTCCGCGACGGGTTCCCCCTCCACGACGACAACGCCAAGCGCTGGGGCATCCCCCGGCCGCTAGCCAAGGCCGCTGTCCACGGGACTAACTACGGCGGCTCGGCCTTTGGCCTCTCGAAAAACCTCGGCCTCCCGCAGGACCTCTGCCAGCGGATCATCGACGACTGGCTCTCCCGCTACCCCGGGATTGCGTCTTGGCACGAGCGGACCAAGATGGAACTCATGACCCGCCGCTATGTCGAGAACATCTTCGGCTATCGGCGCTTCTACTTCGACCGCATCGACGAACACCTTCTCAAAGAAGCCCTCGCTTGGCGCCCTCAGTCCACCATCGCAATCGTCACCAATCTCGGCATCCGACAGGTACTCTCCTCCGATCTCCCCGTTCACTTCCTCCTCCAGGTTCACGATTCATCAGTCTTCCAGTGGCGCAAACATCTCGACCTGTATGAGGAAGTCCGCACGAAGCTCCTTGTCAAGATCCCCTATTCCCGCGAGCTGATCATCGACGTCGGTGGGAATATGTCTGACAAGAGCTGGGGGCACTGCAAGTAGATTGTAGTGTTTGTATGGGTACAATCGGAACCAAGTAATGCCATCCCCTCGCCGTCTACCAAATTGGCTCAGCTCCTACCGCCAGTATACCGACTTCACCGAAGCCCCGGAAGAGTTCAACTTCTGGGTCGGGGTGTGGACGATTGCTGGGGCGCTCAAGCGCAAGGTGTTCCTCGACATGGGGCACTTTCAGTGGATCCCTAACTTCTACATCTTCCTCGTCTCCCCGCCGGGGGTGATCTCGAAGTCTACCACCCTCTCGATCGGAGCCGCCCTGCTGCGTGAGGTCCCCGGGGTCTCCTTCGGCCCGGAGGCATTGACTTGGCAGGTCCTTGTCGAGGCCCTCGCTAACTCGAAGGAAGAGGTCCCGATGGTACTCAACGGGGAGAATGTCTTCTTCCCCATGAGCTGCCTCTCCATCGCCGCGGGTGAGCTTGGCACCCTCGTCGCCCCGAACAACCGGGAGATGATCGACGCCCTCGTGTCCCTCTGGGACGGAAAAGTCGGAGCGTGGGAGAAGTGGACAAAGACGTCCGGTAAGGACACCATCATCAACCCCTTCATCAACATCGCTTCCTGCACGACCCCCTCCTGGATCGCCCAGAACTTCCCCGAGGAACTCGTCGGCGGCGGCTTCACCTCCCGCTGTATCTTCCTCTTCGGGGAGAAGAAGCGCAAGCTCATCGCCTACCCTTCCCAGCATCTCCCGCCCGGATTCGCCAAGCTTCGCGAGGATCTCATCTACGACCTCATCACCATCGCCTCTCTCAATGGCCCGATCAGGATGACACCCGAGGCCATTCGTCTTGGCGAGGCCTGGTACGAGAAGCACTACACCGACGACCAGAGTGAACTCGGTCGCTTCGCCGGCTACCTCGCCCGCAAGCAGACCCACATCCACAAGCTCGCCATGATCCTCACCGTGGCGAAGTCGAACGAGCTGGTCATCACCGCGGAGACCCTTACCGAGGCGATTCAGATAGTGACCGAGATCGAGCCGTCGATGAAGCGGGTGTTTGAGTCAATCGGCCTCGAGGGCGCGGGCAAGCGACTCAACTACGTCGTGCAAGCCCTTGCCCCCTTCGGCCGACTGCCCAAGGCCGTCCTCTTTTCCAAAGTCGCCTTTAAAATGTCCGGAGACGAGTTCGACGAAGTCCTCTACTCCGGTGCCCGCGGAGGGCTGCTCGGGGTAGAACCCGGGCTTGGCGATCCTGTTATTTTTCTGAGGTCCCGCTGATGAAGAAGAGCCTCTTCTACCGTCTCTCGATCATGGCAGACTATTGCTGCCCCCACGAACTCCTCCGCTCGAACGAGGTCCACTCGAGCCTCAAGCTCGCGGAGATCCTCGGCTGCTCGGACGACACGGTACAGCGCTGGCGGAAGGCGAAAGACGATTGGGAACTCATTCGCTGCCCTGAGTGCCCCCCTCCTGGTTCGCGGAGAAGGCCTCTTCCATCTCGCGCTTCAAGAGGATGAACTGCTTCCTCACGGCGTACCCCTGATTCCCCATCGCCCGGTCGGTGAGATACCGCTTGACTGCAGTGTTGAGGCTCTCCGAGGTAATGCTCAGCGGCTTCATGTACTTCGGCAGGGAACGGTTGAACTCGACTACGAGCTTCCGGGCTTCCGCCTGGGCTTCGCGGTCCTTCATCTCCACCGCCCGGGCGAAGGCGGTATTGATCGCCGTCTTGCGGATCTGGTAATACGCAGCCTCGTGGCGGGAAGCGAGGTAGGCTTCCCAGCCGAGACTCGACCGCCGCGGGGTAAAGCCAAAGCCCTGGGCGTAGACCTCAGCCAGGGAACGGGGGTCGTCGAGGTCAAACGAGGTCACTCGCTCACCTCCCCGAGTTTCTAGCGATCCGTCATTCGCCATCAGGCGGAGTGACTTCGAGGCATTCGCCATCGCCGCCGGAAGCACACCCTCCCACCGGCGCCACTGGTCAGGGTCCTTACTCACCGCCGCCTCGACCAGGTTCATCCCCAGCGCACCGAGCGCACCGCCGCCTTCCTCCACCGCCCGACCGATGCCCTCCGCAGCGTTGCCTTCCTTGAGCGCCTGCCCCGTCCGGTCTCCGGGAAAGATCGACCCCATCGACAGCGAGGCCGAGAGGTCAAGATCCGGGAAGGGAATCCCAGCGGCGTTGAGGGCCGAGAGGCCGAAGGAGTGCGCGGCGAGACCCTTCATGAAGAGATCCGGATAGGCGCCGAGAGCCTCGAGCATCTCCCCCGTCTCTTCCCGGAGTTCCTTCCGGAGATCCGTGTAAGGAGCCTTTGCCCCAGCCGCTTCCTTGCCCTTGGTAATCAGCGAGGACAGGGCATCGAGCAAATCCTCCGCCCCGGGGAGTCCCTGGAGCCCGCCGACCAGGGCCATCATCCCGAGCGCCCTCATCCCCGCCGGATCATTCGCGAGGAAGAACAGGGTGTTCTGGAGGTAGTTCTTGAAGAGGAAGATCGACCCAGCCTTCCCGCGCATGAAGTCCGGGCGATTCCAGCGGGCGTACTCGTACTGCGTCGAATCCACCGCCTGCCTCGCCCGGCGGGAAGACAGCTCCGAATCGGCCCCGGCTTCACGCGCGAGTTTGTAAGCCGCCACCGCCGTCTGGACCCGGTTCAGCTTTTCAACCAGGTGAAACGGCAGGGCGCCCCAATGGGAGAGCTTGTAGTACGCATGCTTCGCCATCTTCCTCAGCCCCTTCATCCCAGACTTGTCTTGAAAGTTCAGGGGGAGAGATTCGTAGATCACCCCCTCCGTCCCTTGCAGGGCGAGTTCCGTGGCGAGGGATTCGTCGAGCCAGCCTTCCTCCATCCCGCGGGCGATGAGGGCCTTGTCTTCCGGACTGATCTTTCCCTGGTTGAGGAAGTAGTTCTTCGCCGTGAGGGCACCCTGGGTCAGGGCTGCCGCCGTCTTCCTCGTCCCGTAGCGGTAGGAGAGATAAGGGAAGGTCACGAACGGCACCTGGGTCAGGTTCACCACAGCGGACTTGACGTTGTAGCCCAGGTACCAGAGGAAGCCCAGCGAGCGGAGAGCCGCCCACTCATTCCCCGGTTCCATGATGTACTTGAAGTGCTTCTCCAGCGCCTCAGCCATCTCCCCCCGGCGGTTGTTGTCCTTGATCTCAGCCGGCAGAAGCCGCTGGATCCTCCGTGCCCGCTGGCGCATGAGGTCGATGTTGCCCTTGAGCGCGTCGCCAAACTCCGCCCGGCCGATGTAGCCGGCAGCGTTCTGCGTATACGCCGCGATGCTCCGAGCCACGTCCTCGCTGTACCCAGCGAGTCCCGAGCGGTTCTTGAACTGCTTCAGGAACGACCGGGCGGGGAGGTAGTTGTAGGCCAAATTCTTCATCTTATTCTTCAGCTCATCCGTGACCTCGACGCCCGAGTCACGGAGCAGGCCCTCCACCTCCGAGATCATCTCCAGCGGCATCCCCTGCACGCCGAACTCCCGAGTCGAGGGGACGTACTTCATCACCGAGAACGAGCCCTCGGGGTACTTCTTCCTCGCCGCCTCAAGCGCGTTCTTCTGATCCTGCTTCGTCTCGAAGAGCTCGAAGTCCACCCGCTTCCCAGTCCCCCTTTCTTCGACTGCCACGCCGTACTTACCAAACCGCATGAGGGGGAAGTAAGGCTTCTTCCGCATCGCCTCGAAGCCCTTGCGAATTTCGTCAATCCGCCGCCCCTGGGCAATGGCATCCGGGATCAGCTCCACCGCCCGCTTGATGAGGACTTCTTCCATCTTGTTCAGGATCGAGGAGAAGTGCTCCTTAATCTGAACCACGACGTCCATCTGTTCCTGGGTCAGCCCGTACTTCGCCTGCATCTGATCCAGGGGCATGATTTCCCCAGCGACCGTTTCCTCGAGCAGCGCTCGGCCGACCTTTGCTGCGCCTTCCTTGCCGAGTTCCACCAAGGCCTTGTTAACCACCAGCCCCTTGGCCTCGAGCTTCTTCCTCGACGCGTCCCAGTTCTGAACGTTCTTGTAGTACTCCTGCAGCTCCGCGATGTGGGGATTCCGCTGGACCCACTGGGAGAGATTCAGGAACGTCTTCGAGAAATCGCTGAACCGGTCCAGCTCCGCGGCGTAGCCGAAGGTGGTCTCATTCGTCGGGTCGCCGGAGACGAGGTTGAGAAAATCCCCCGAGTCCATTCCCCACTTAGAGTAGAACTCTTCCTCCTGCGCTGCGAAGGCGTCATCGACGAGGACCGAGCGAACCCAGCGCTTGAACGAGTCGACTTCCTTCACATTCTGCGGGAGGGAGTTATACCCTGCCTGGAGAACCCTCCTCGACTCGTCCATGAACCAGTTCAGCTCCGGCGGGACTTTCCGCTCGTTCAGCACCGTCCGGGCGAACATCCGGGCGAAGAACTCAGTCGGGGAGAAGAGGTACTTCGGCCCGCGGTCTCCGGTCATCTCGTTAATAACCGGGTTGACGACTTCAGGCTTCCATAGATCCCCGTACTTGGCAGAGTACTCGTTCTTCGTCTTCCCCTCCAGCTTCATCTTCACCGCATCGACGAGGTGCTGCATGTAGGCGAACTCGAAGGCAGCAACCGCCTTCTGCTCCGGAGTCCCGGTCTTTCCTTCGCTGAGGTCTTTCAGGGCCTGCCGGTTGATGTCTCCCCAGCGGGCGTAGGTAACCGCATGGCCGATCTCGTGCATGATGGTTACAAGAGAACTAGCGGTTCGGTCCGACTGCTGGTACCCGAAGATCTCGCTTTCGAGTGCCTGGCCGAGATTCACCTCAATCTCGAGCATGGGGGACTTGAGCTGCGCGTCGTACTGACTCCCAGCAATCACCCGGCCGCTTCCACCCAAGGCGTTCAAAGGCCGCAACTGGATAGAACCGCCCGTAGTGGACGTGCTGTTGTAGGTGAAGTTGAGAAGAACGGGGATACTCTTTCCGTCTCGGGTGACCCAGTTCTTCTGCATCTTCTCCACGATATCGACGAGGGGGAGAATGTAGCCCTTGCGGATGTTGTTGAGAACCTGGCCCTTCTCCTCTTCATCGAGAAGGCTGTCTTTCTCCTTCATCCTTTCGTTGATCTTGTTCGGGTTAGCGACAACGAGCACCTGCTCCCCAGCAGACATTCTTTCCCGCGTCGAGGGGAGCATGCCTGTCGGCGCCTCCCAGAGACCGTTCTGGAGGTTTTCCTTCGTCAGCGCCCGGCGAAGAAGCGCACCGGTGCCAACCCCCTCACCGGGGTTAATGGCAAGCCCAGGGAGAATCAACTCCCCCTGGCCCGGGGAGGAGGCGAGGCTGATGGGATCTTCCCCCTGGGTTTCATAGGTCTTAGCCGTAGGATCACCACCAGCAAATGGTGTGTTAGACCCCAGGTCGGCATCCCACCGACCGAAGAGTTTCTCGACCTCTGCCCGAACTTCTGGGCTCGCCATCTCGAGGACTTCCCTCTTGATGTTCTGCATATCCGGCAGTGTGTCGCGGTAGGCGATCCAGTTCCGCCGCTCGAGGTCCAGCTCTTTCAGCCGCTTGAGCTCTTTGCTGCCGAGAACCTCTTCCTGATCCGCAATCTCCCCACGGAGCTTTTCCTCCACCTCCCGGCGGCGGAGCTTCAGCCCCGTCCCAGCGGTGAGCATGCCGAGCAGGAACCCGATCCCACCGCCGGAGGCAGCAGCCTCCTTCACGTTATCGAACAGTTCCCTCTCCGGGTCGAAGCCAACCCAGTCGCTCGCCGTGAGGTTCTGCAGCGTCTGCTCAAAGGTCTCCTGCACGGATTCCTCGAGCGCCGTCCGGACTGCTTCCCTCCCAACGTACTTCGCGGCTACCTGGCCCGAGCGGTCAATCGCTTCCTGTCCGAGAAGATTCATCATCCGCCCGGCGAAGGCTTTCTTAAACGCCCCGCCGGAGGCCTGGTCCACTCGGTTAAAGACGTTCCCGATAGGAATGAGGTTTGACTGAGCAATCGTGGCGTAGAGGCCAGCAGCTGCCGCGGCATCTTCCGGACTCGCCCCCGAGGCAACGGCTTCCTGATACCCCTGCTGCGCGCCCAGGGCTCCCCAGTAGTAGCTCAGCGCCAGAGTACCACCAGCGATACCGCCGGGTAAGCTGCCCGCCGCAGAACCGGCGAGACCGCCGCCGAGTCCTGCTCCAGCTCCGCCGAGCATGTAGGCGATATTCCTCGGCAGGTCGTTGACCCAGAAACCGGGGATGACGTCTTCCGGCTTCTGCCCCGTAGAAGCGAGGATCCGCTTTGCCAGCTCACTTCTCTGCCCGTACTGCTGCTGCCGGCTGGCGAATTCCCGATCCAGCTCCGCCTGCTCTGGGGTCCCTTCGCGGGCGAAGAAATCCCGAGCAGCGTCACTCACCTGCGCACCGGCTTCGAACTGGGCCGCGGCAGCTTCCCCGAGACCAGCCGTGAAGTTCGAGGCGATGGCGTAGGGGGCCATCTTGAGCGTGTCCCACCAGTCGGCATCTTCCCACTTCTGCGCCATTCCCGAAGAGGGAGCAAAACGGGAAAGACTCGGGTTGTCGAGTTCAGGCTGAGCCGCCATTACCTCGATCCGATCGGCCTCGTAAAGAGACTCTCGGATGGAAGAGACAGGAGGAGCGGAGAAAATAGAACGCCGAAGAGTCTCCTCTGGCCGAGCAAGCATCGGCGGCGGGGGAGGTGGTTCCTGCTGCTGAGACTCAGTTGAATTGGAAAAGATGCTCACTTCTTAAACCTTTCCCACCAGCCTTCACTGTTCATCTCTTCGTAGGTAATGATATCCTCAGCGCCGTCGGAATCCCTTTTAGCCCGGAAACCACCCGGAGTCGCTTCGAGCAAACGAAGAAGCGTATCCTGCTTGGTATTGGGATCCTGGACAATTGTCGAGCGGCCGACCCAGGCAGAGGGGTTTTGGGTAGTAGAAAGGCCGAAATAGCCACTCCCCCTTGCGGTAACGGGGGAAATGCGCTGGGAACCAGACGACCCAGAAGGCGTCCCGGGCTCGACTCCCTGGGGCGGAGAACCCGGCGCGCCAGTGGCGGGGGAGGGCGCGCCTGCCGCTGGGGAAGCGGCTCCAGGGGAGGGGGCAGACATAGGCTCTCCGGAGACCAGAGAGTCGAGCCGGGACATGACGTCTTGGGAAGTCGTCTTCCGGGAAACACCCGAGAGACGTTCCATTTCCTGAGCGAACTGGATCGCTTCCTGTTTCGCCTTCGTGCGCAGCTGGGGGTTTGAGGCCCAGTCTTCCATGAGCCCGCGGGACTTCTCGATGGACATATAGTAATCCATCGCCGCCTGGCCGGTGTCGAAGCTTTCGTCCTTGATCCCCAGCTGACCGCGGGTGAGGAACACCTGCCAGCCAAGGAGCTTCGCAGCCGCGGGATCGAGGTTCGGATACCGCTTCTGAATCGCCGAGGCAATATCGTTCGCGGCGTTCTGCTGGGCCCCGACGTTTTCCCCTCCACGACCGGCGGCACCAGTCCGAGCGATCTGGAGGCGATTCATCATCTCCTCCCGGCGAAGCTTCAGCTCATCATTCCACTGATTTTGCCGCTGGTTGAGCTGGTCCTTGTTCAGCTGATACTCCGCGGCGGAGGCATAACCCCTCGCCCGGTTCGCCTGCTCCTCATTCGCCAGCCGCTTCTTGTTCAGCTCCAGATTCTGCTTCTCCAGCTCCAACTGCTGGTTCGCCCGGTCGTTCTGGGCCTTCTGCTGCATCGCCTGCTGGTAGGTAGCAAGACCCGTCTGGGCTGCGTTGGAGAAGTCGACCAGACCATTTCCGCTCCCACCGCGGAGAAGGTTGAGCGAGGCGATCTGGGTTGCGAGACGGGCCTCCGGGGTAGCAGTCATCCGGTCGAGGGCATCACCCACGCCACCGACGATGCGCCTGCCGAAGTTCATCAGAGGATTCCCCGAAGGCGCGGAGGCAGCGGGCCCCTGAACCGCCGGAGGACCGGAGAGCTGGGAGTTCGCAACACCGGGAGGGACAGCGAGCACCGGAGCGGGCGCAGCCGCTGGCGGAGCCATCCCAGGAATCGTCGGGCCCGGGGCGAGGTTCTGTGACTGCTGAACGAGATCAGCGAGGTACTGGCCAATGCTGTTCACTTAACTTTCTCCGTCTGCGTTGGCAGCGCGCGGGGGCGAGCTGCCTGCTGCTGGGACTGAACGTTCTTGAGGATCATCGTCATGAGGGTTGGGTCATAAGTGAGCGGCCCGCCGGCGAGGCTTCCACCGCCGCCACCACCGGTCTGGATAGCTCCACCAGACACAGCCTGGGGAGACAACATCCCGCCGATAGAGTTGACTTGGTTGTAGACGTCGTAGGCATTGCTCAGATTATCATAGGCCTTCGAGTACCAGGGCTTTTCGGGGAACTTAACACTCGGGCCTTGTTCCAGCGCTTTATCAATCGCCGGCTTTTGGTCAGGAATCTTAATCGGCCCTGTGTTCCCGGCGAGTCCTCCAAGGGCACCACCAAGCGCCCCACCGACAGTGCTACCAGCTCCAGCTCCCACAGTCCCGGTAACGGTTATCTGGGGAATCTGGCCCGCGAGAGTACCGCCGACTGTACCACCGAGACTACCGAGAGCAGTTCCACCTCCACCACCGACTACAGCAGCACCAGCTCCCGTCCCAATATTCCCGCCGGTAAGCGGGCCTACAGCTTGACCCGCGAGACCGCCAGCTTTACCGCCAACAGCCCCACCAGCCGTACCACCAGCCGTGCTGCCAGCGGTGGAAAGAAGAGGAGCCAAAGCTTGCCCTCCGGCGTAACCGGCGAGAGCGGCCGCCATAGTCATGAAAAGCTGGGTCCCCCACTTGTCTGCCCAGTTTCCCTGAGTCGGATCGAAGGTGTAGGGATCCAGATACCGCTTATCCGTCCCCAGGGGAACAACCGAGCGGAGGTCGGTCGGGTCGAACTGCTTGGTCCTTTGCTGCTGCTCGGCCCAGATATCCTTCGCAAGGTTATCGAGGGCAGAGATATAGCGGCGGGCGTCTCTAGCTTCACCAGAATTGGACTTGATGGCGGAAAGAGCTTCCGAACTACCAAGAATATCCCACACCCAGGAAGTTACATCATCCCGAGTCCAGGGAGCGTAGATCGGCTTCCCGTTTGGGTCTACTCCTGTTATGCGGGCGGCACCGAGATTAACCGGACCGGCTGAGCCTCCATTTGGAAAAGCTGTTTCAACTACAGATTTCCAGTCGATCATCGGATTCTTCTCGCTGTGGTAAGCAGCGAGAGTAGGGGTATCCGCGTATTTTGACTGGTAAATCTGGGCGGCGGGAGACCAGATGTTGTAAGCGTGGAAGGAGTTTTTATTTCCGTCCCTTGGGGTTGGGTTGAGGAGAAGAGGCTTAATCTTTTCCAGAGTCTGGGCGTTGAACTCATTCCCGCGGACCTCAGAATTCAGATCCACCGGACGACTTGGGGTAAGCTCCCCACCCCAATACTGGGAGAAAAGCGCCTCGACGTCAGGAATCTGAAACGTCGGTTGCCAAGTCCTGTCTCCGAGCATGTTGTTCGAGTTCCACGCAGCGACCTTTAGCCTGTCCTCAAAGGGAAGAGTCGAATAGTCCTGCGTGTTCAGCAGACCGCCAATGCTCTGCTCGATCTGCGGGAACTGCTGGCCGGCAAAGGCGGTATTGATAAGCTCCCGCTGCTGCTGGGCTCGCTGGAGCCCCTGGGGGCTGAGATCGATCCCAGCGCCGGCACTGCCGATGAGGGTGTTAAGCTTCGCCAGCTCTTCACCGACCAAGCCGGCGCGGAGCTGGTCAATCTGACCGGGTGCGTAAGGGTCGCGAAACAGCATGGCTTAGGACTTGTCGAAGATCGACTTGTAAAGCCCGCCAAGACCCATCGCGACATTAAGCCACGAGGGATCGGCCGCATTCTGGGTCGTGGTCGAGCTTCCGCCACCGCCCAGACCGAGACTCGCCCGGAGCTGGTCGAGGAGAAGGAAGGGAGCATTCGTCTGCTCGACGAACTTCTGCCGACCAGCTTCGATGTTCGCCTGATCCTGCGCCTGACGCTGGGCACCGATAGCAGAAACCATCTGGCCGGGGAGAGCCTGGGTCTCGATCATAGAGCCCACCCGGTTGAGGGCGTTGTTCTGCTGACCGAGCAGCGCCTGCCAGGCCCCGAAGTCGATGTTGCCGATGCCAGAGGCGATAGCATCCGCAGCCTTGCCCCCGGCAATCCCCTGGGCCACGCCCTGCCGGCTGCCCCCGAGGCCGCTGCCAGCGATCGAGTTGTCCGCAATCGCCGGGAGGAAATCCTCCGTCAGCATCCCGCCGACCGAGTTCCGGATCGAATCCCGCATGGCCTGAAGCCCCGGGACCGAGTCGAGGTTCTGCATGTACTGCCCCGAGGCGAGGGCATTGTTCGCCTCGAGCCCGCCGAGGGCAGCCGTGCGGACCGCTGGGTTCTGCAGCGAGGTCACCGCAGTGTTCATCCCCTGTTCCTGCCAGGGGGAGAACTGGGCGACCCGCGGGCCCTGGTAAATTGGCAGACCCTGGTTTACCTGCGTCTGAGTGCGGGTGAGGAGATCCTTCATCCCCGCTTCGTACCAGGGGGCCGCAGTAGTCGTCGTGCTTGCTCCGCTCATTACTTGCTCCTACCAGTTGCCTTGTCCACCGAACGGAGGACGCCCATGCCGAGCATGGCGAAGACCATCTCCTGCATCGCGTCCAGCGGCAGGCTTGGCCCCGCCATTCCGGTGAGCCATTGAATCCAGGGGTTGATAAGCCAGACGTTGAGAAGCCCCGCTGCGCAGACCCAGCCTATAGCCGGCCGCCAGCCAGCTACCCAAGCGCTGCGATGCTGGGCTTCGAGTTTGTTGATTTCCTGCTGGGCAATCGCCGGGGCCTGCGCCAGCCGAGCCATCGCTTCCTGGAAGTTGAGCTTCTCTTCCTTCGAGGTGAAGAGCTTGTCAAGGACGTTGCCGATCGCCTCGATGGGCGTCGCTACGGCCTCTCCGCCCGAGCCGAAGATTTTGCTAAGAATTCCCATCTTCGTCCCCGATGCCGAACTTGGACTTGAACTGTTCCTCGAGCACGTACTCGCGCTTGAAGTACCCCACGAGGCTGGAGGCGATGAAGGCGATAAGGGCCCCAATCTCCGCTGGGATCGGATTTCCCTGGGGGCCGAAGAAGTACGTATTCGCGAACCAGAGGCAGACGGTCGTAGCCGCACCGCTGACAGAAACCGCCTGGATGGTTGAGCTTGGCTTAGCGAGACTCACAGTCTTGTCCCTCGGATGGTTAGGTAGGAAGCTGGATGCACGGCGAAAGTATCCGCTGCGAAGGAAGAGCTGAGGAAGACTTCGATGTAGTCCTTCGCGTTGAGAAACTGAATTCGGTTCATATTCCCTTCAACCCACCCAGCCGTGCCGGGAGGTCTGGTAAAACCCGGGCGGGAAAAAGCACCGCCGTTAACGTGGAAGTCGTAGCTGAGCTGACTCCCCGCGAAAGCGAAGTTGTATTCCCCTGCGAGGGTAAAGTGGAGGGAGTAGAACCCCGGGTAACGGAAGGTAACTCGATCCTGAACCGCGTCGAACTCGACGTCTTCACTCGAGCCGATGAGAGCAAGGGGAAGCTTAACCACCGCCACGCCGGGGAGAAGTCCGGGGGTGAAGAGACAGTAGGCCTCGACCCAGGTCGTTTCCAGCTGGCGGGCGAGAATCCCCAGCTGGTCAAACTCCCGAGCGGCCTCAGGATCATTCCCTCGATAATTGGGGACATAGCCCCGGGCTTCGTTACGCTCCACTGGTCCAGGTATCCGTTGTGCTTCCGGGGCGGAGGGAACCGGCTACCGCGAACGGGGTCTGCTCGATCTCGAGAATCCCGATCTTGTTATCTTCCCAGTTCCACATGAGAACCCTGTTCGCGTAGGTCGAGCCGCTCGTCGGGAAGAAGAACCAGATCTCCTTCCTCGGAACGTTCTGGCACATGAAGCAGTTGGCGAACTGGTCGGAGTTGATGTTCCTCTGGAGCCACCGGCGGAGCTTGTCGCGGAGGATTGACTGGGCCGAGCCCGGCGCGCCGGTGTGGGCGTAGATATCTTCCTGCGTCGCGACGAGGTGGCCATTAGGAAATCTCGCAACGCAATCCCGGGCAAGGATGCCAATTTCATCCGCGATTCTCCAAAAGCGCATGACCTGGGTGCCGCCCACAAACTGCATGCCCCAGGCTGAACGCTCCTTGTAGATGACGAAAACGTCGCCGAGGACCAGTCCGTCGACCACATAGTCCGGGGTCTCCGCGAGGTCCACATCACCAGAGCGGTTGCTGGCCAGCGGAGCCCAACTGCCCGGGACACTCCCTGGATCAGCGGCATCGGACCAGCGAACGCGGAAGGGCTTGAGGGTCCCGGATTCGACCAGACCGATTCCGACGAGGAAGTTCCTGTACGGCCGGAGGGAGCGGACCCGGGTGCTGGAACCGGCTGGGTTCGACCCCCAGTTGGCGAGATTTGCCAGCGCCGTCCCGTGGCCGAGGGGAGCGAGCTGCTGGGGGTGGTTGTTCACTTGATTGAAGATCCCAACTCCCTGGAAGACGAACCCCTGCCAGCGCTCCCCCGCTGCCGCAAAGCCGCTGCCGAGGGATAGATGGGTCCCAGCGGAACCGAGGAAGGAGTAGATCGCTGAGTCTGAAGCATAGACCCAGAGAGGGTCGGTGAGGGAGGGAAACTGTCCGATCCACAGGGGCTGGATTGGGGCGGAGGTGAAGACCTCCTTCCGGCCGCGGATAGTCGAGGGGCCGTCAACGGGGAAGCGAAAGCCAGTCGAGTCCGACCACCCCTCGGGAGGCAGCCGGTGGGGCGGGACGTCCTTGACGACACCGAGATTGCTGGGGGACTGGACCGCGAGCTTCATGTTAGAAGTTCGTCAGAAGAATCGCGTAGAGGGTCGAGGCGGAATCGCAGAAGTAAAGCACCACGGCGCTGTTGTCCTGCGGATCGCTCGTGCCGTAGACACTCGAAGAGAAGGTGTAGATCTTATACACCGTCACGCCAGCTCCGCCGGCGAACGAGATAGTCCGGCCGGAGGTCGCTGCGTTTTCGATCAGAACAACACCGAAGCTACCTTCCTCCGGGTTGGTGAAGGTAAGGGTAGCATTCGCGTTGATCGTGACCTTGTGGACCTGGGCGACAGAGCCGTCAATCGTCGGGGTGTTAGTCGTCCCGAGGTTGGTGAAGCGAAGGCCGATGACCTTGTCCAGCTTCCTGTTCGCCGTCGAGCGGAAGGCGAGGTCGTGGCTCGCCGGAGCGGGATCGAGAAGGTTCAGGTCCGCTGGGCTCGCCGTGACCGCCGCGTTGAGGTTTGGGAAGGTGGCAAGGAGAACCGCCTTGATCAGACGGAGATGATCGTCTCCCTGGCTTCTCGGATCAGTGTCGGCTGGGTTCGACAGGTTAAGGCCGTTAACAAAAGAAGCTGACTCAAGACCCATTACGGCACCCTCGCAGGAACATCAGCGATGAGGTCAGAGGACGAAAAGTCCATGTTGACATTTTCCCTCGCTTCGTGGAAGTTGACCAGAGTCCTCAGCGCGCCGGCAGCCATGTCAAGCATCTGCCGCTCGAGCTTCGGGTTCTGCATGTGGGTCCCAGCCATCGCGGCTCCGGCGAGGCCAAGGATGTAATTCGGGGCGTAGGTGAACCAAGGGTTCGCCGCGGAGGCGGTATCGTCAATCTCCGCCGTCTGCGTCGCGCAGGGGAACTGGAGAGTGTACGCCTTATCCGTCGTCGGGGAGAGCCAGATCTTCCCGTGGGAGATCGAGTAACGGGTCGGCGTCCCCGTTTGGTCTGCGTTCAGCTCCCGGTAGTTAAGATCCTCGAGAGTGCGCTTGAAGATTCTCGACTCCGTCCCGTCATCCGTCGCGACGAGGTACGGCTCGGAATCCTCTTGCTCCATGATGAAGCCAGGAGGAAGGTTCACCGACGAGATACCGGCTGGAAGACCAACCGGCTGGACAGAGAAGAG